ATGTTGGCTCTCTAGAGTATCAAAATAATTATGCACCATTCAAAGCAAAAGTTGAAGAATTTGTTGGCTCAAAATATCCACAGTGGGCTACTCGTCCAGATAAAGTAACTCTACACAAGAGTGATGCTTTTATTGCTTTGGCTGACCATTTCATTAATGACAAACAGTTTATGAATACTGTTGGTAAAAAGAATAGTGCCATTCAAGGTTTAGCAGTATATATGAAGTATCGTGCTTTAATTTCTAATGCATTCCAAAACAATGTTAAAGCAACTGGCTATTCTACTTTATCTGCTGATGCTAATGCAGGGTATGCTGTAGTTCGTGATACTGTTGCAGAGCAAATTTTTAATAAATATAAAGGTTTTAAGCAAATGTATGAACGTTATCTTGCAGATGATGAATTGAATCCTATTGACCCTACACTATCCCAGGCAGGTAAATGATGACAGACCCTAATCCAAGTCCTACGCCTCAACCTACTGGTGGGGGTACTGATGTAAATAGTCCAAGTTTTGCGGATAAATTACTTGCTGGTTTAGCCAGTAAAGGAAATTCTAATACAACAAGCACTAAATCTAAAAATGTCAGTTCATCATCTGGTGTAAGTATTACTCCTAAAGAAACTGCATATTCTGAACTTGACCAGAATATGATTGCATTATTTGGTCGTCGTGCTACAGCAGCAGAAAAGGCTACATACTATCGTGCTCTTAATGTTGCTGAAAAACATTATGCCACAACTGGTAGTAGTCTAACTAAAGGAAAAGGTTATTCTAGTGGCAGTGATACTTCTACTAGAACTGAATCGTCAACTAACTACAATTTTGATAAAAATTCTTTTATATTTGAATTTACTACAAATCTTGCCAGTAACTATATTAAAGCAGGTAAGACTCTTGGTGGTAAAGCCGGTCAAACATATGACAATCTAAAATCGTATGCTGCTGCTATGGGTGTATCTGATGATGATAAAACCATTTTAAAAAATACTCTTAAAGTTATTAAAGGTTATTCTGATGAAACCGCTTTAAAAACAGATTATCGCAAACGTGCAATTTCTTTGTATGGTGGCTTGGCTGACAGTTTGCAACGTGACCCTACTTTGACTGTTAAAGAAGCAGCAAGTGATTACATTAACATTATGTCAAATATGTTAGATGTTAATAGTAATAGTATTTCATTGCATGACCCAACTTTGTCTAAGGCTTTAAATGCTTCTAAAGATGGTAAACCTTATGCTATGAATCTTAATGAGTTTTCTTCTACTCTTCGTGATGATTCACGTTTTCAATTTAGTACAATGGCTCATGAAGAGGCACGCACCTTGGCTTCATCGTTTGCTTCAGCATTCGGATTTGGTGGTTAAAAATGGCAGGAAACAAACCTCGTGGATACACTAATGCTGACCTTGTTAAGGCAAAGGCAAAAAAGGCGGCTCAAGCAAAAGCAGATAAGGCAAAGGCAGATGCTGCGGCAAAAGCAAATGCTTTAGTTCCTGCTAAAGATGTTTTTACAAATTATTTTTCTGTATATTTTCCTGATGTAAATCAAGAAAAAGGATGGTTGAGTAAACTATATAGTGCTTCTAAACCTTTCTATAAACAGGGCTATAAGGATGCAGATATTCCAGATTTGCTTTTATCATCAGATAAAGCGCCTGCAGAATACAAACAGCGTTTTGCTGGCATTGAGGAACTTAAAAAGAAGCAGGCTGCTGGACAGCCCATAGCACACATTCCTAGTGTTGCCGAATATGCAACTATGTCTCGTGAAATGAAAACTACACTAAACAAGTATGGTCTTAATAGTCTTGGTGACAATGCAACTATTGCTAAAATTATTGGTAATGATGTAGACCAAGTTGAACTTGGTGCACGTTTAGATAATGCATTCTTTGCTATTGATAATGCTGACTCATTTTTGAAGCAACAACTTGCTACTAGTTTTCCAACTTTAAGCCGTTCAGATTTGGCTAAAGCCCTTCTAACTGGTGCTGATGGTGCTCAGGAGTTGAAGAAGAAAGTTGAAATTGCTGGTATTAAGGCTTCTGCTTCAGAGTTTGGTTTACAGAATCAAGCATCTGCTGAGGAACTTTACAAGATGGGTGTTAATCGTGCTGATGCACGTAAGGGTTATGCCCAGACTCAGCAAGAAATTTCTGGTCTTCAGGCAGCACAGGAACAGTTTGGTAAAACTTCTGATATTGCTGCTGAACTTGAGAAAGTTAATGTCACCGGAGGTACTTCTAGTGAAGTTAAACGTCTTAAGTCTCAGGCTCGTGGACAGTTCCAAGGAACTAATGGTATATCACCAACTGCTTTGACTAAAAACAAAACAGGTCAAGTTTAAATCTCAGGTAGGATTGACCGCCCCCTACCTTGTATAAGAGCGGTAGTAGAAACCAACTAATCGTCCCCCTGATTAGAGTGCGGTCTACGTCTCACACAAAATAGAAAGGGGAGAGTTGCGATATGAGCAACAACACACTAGAATGGAATGACGACTTTGAGGATGATTTCTTAGAGGACGATTTCGACGAGCAGCCTGCGCCTCGGCGTTCAACAGGTGATGACGTTGTTAAGAAACTGCGTCGTTCGGACCGTGCTAAAGAAAAACTCATCAAGGAGTTGCAATCAGAACTTGGTTCTTTGCGCAAGACCCAACGTGATTATTCTGTCAAGTCCACACTAGAAAGCAAAGGCATCAATCCTAAGATTGCAGCATTTATTCCACAAGATATGGATGTTAATAGTTCAGATTTTGAGAATTGGCTAAATGAATATGGTGATGTCTTTGGAGTAACACAGACTGACGAGTCACCTCAATCGGGAATTAATCCGAATGATTTGGCAACATTGCGTCAGATGGATATTGTTACTGCTGGTACTTCGTCTCCAGACCGGGAAGAAGATTTAATGCTTCGTCTCAATCAGGCGGAGAGCGCTGATGATATCTTAAATATGATATACGGCGCTTAATCGCAAATCAAACCAACTATTAAGGAAATTTAAATGGCTAACGCTTATGTGTCCACAGACACAGCATCCCTTGGTGGTACAGCAGGTTCTGCTGGTCTCGTTCAGAAGGCGTATGACCGCCTTGTAGAGTTCGCACTTCGTACTCAGCCACTGATTCGTTCAGTTGCTGACAAGCGTCCTTCGAACTTAACGAACCCAGGTTCTACTGTTAACTTCCAAATCTATAAAGACCTTGCTCGTGTATCTGGTACTCTTACGGAAACCGTTGACCCAGATGCAGTAGGTCTATCAACCCCAACTAACGTTCCTGTAACATTGAACGAGTACGGTAACGCAGTTCTTGTAACTCGCGCACTTAACTTGTTCTCACTTGCAGACGTTGACCCTGCTGTCGCTAACATCATTGCATACAACATGGCTGACTCTATTGACGAATTGGCTCAGACTGCACTTGATGGTGGAACCAACGTAATTTACGGTGGAACCCAGACTTCACAGGCTGCAATTACTAGTAGTGACATTGTTACTGCTGCTAACATCCGTAAGGCTGTTGCCAAGTTGCGTTCTGCTAACGCTGTTGCCCGTAAGGGTAGCATGTACTGGTGTGGTATTCACCCAGAAGTTTCTCACGACCTTCGTAAAGAAACTGGCGCTGGCGCTTGGCGTACTCCTCACGAGTATGCAACTAACGATGCTATTTGGGCTGGCGAAATTGGTGCTTTTGAAGGTGCTTACTTCGTTGAAACTCCTCGCCTAAAGGTAACTGGTACTGGTGCAACAATCGGTTCTGCTAAGACAATCACTGCTGTAACTATTTCTGGTCAGGTTGCTACTGTAACTGCGACTGCACATGGTTTCTCTATTGGTGATATTGTTCTTCTTGCAGGTACGAGTGGTGGTAGTGCAACTCTTAATGCTGCACAGACCATTACTTCTGTTGCTACTGATTCGTTCACATTCACCACTGGTGTAACTGGAACAATCACAGTATCTTCAGGTACTGCAACCAAGAAGACTAAGGTCTACCGTACGTTCATCGCTGGTCAGCAGGCTCTTGCTGAGGCTGTTGCTGAAGAACCACACGTAGTTATTGGTCCAGTTGTTGACAAGTTGATGCGTCACCGCCCAATGGGTTGGTACGGTGTACTTGGTTTCTCACGTTTCCGTGAAGAGGCTTTGTACCGTCTTGAGACTGGTTCATCAATCGCTTAATCTCAGTGATTAATCTTACTCCCAGGATTTAGGTCCTGGGGGTAGGGTTAGTTTCTGAAAGGAATCTAATGTATAAATTTTCAACACCATATATTGAAGAAGGACCTGCAGGTCATGGTCCCCTGTTTAGTCGTTTTCGTTTGCGTAAAGGCATTAGTGTATTTAAGTATGCTGGTGAATTTTATGAAATGCGTTATCCAACTAATGATGATATAGCATCTGCTGATGTGTTTTATATGGGTGGACATGATTACATTATTGATGATGATGCCGCAGCAGATTTAGTTGCTGCCGGTTATACGGTTACGGCTTTGTAATGAATTTAGAAAATATCGCATCTGTTGTTGGAATCATTTCAACATCTATTACCGTAATTATTTTATTAGGAAAATGGTTGGTGGTTTTACCTTTGAAGAACTTTATTGAGGAACAGACCCATTCCATTCAACCTAATGCTAATGGTGGTAAATCTTTGGCTGATGTTGCTAGAACAACTGTTGAGATTAAAACTTCACTTGATAGTTTAGCCCATATAGTTAATAAAATTGAAGACCGTTTGGATACTCATATTGAGCAACATGTTAAGGGTGAAGCATAGTGGAAACTGGTAGTTACAATATTGTTGCCCGTCAAGGGTCAACTTTTAATTTAAATTTTACTATTGATACTGATGGAACTGAATGGAATCTTACTGGCTATACTGCTGCAATGCAGGTCAGGAAGGCTACAGCGTCCACTACAGCCATTTTAAGCCTAACTAGTGATTCAGGTATCACCTTGGGTGGTACGGCTGGCACAGTGGCTGTGACGGATTCTGCGAGCACTATGGCTGCTCTCCCTGCCGGTACTTGGGTTTATGATATTGAATTGACTAG